TTGACTCTCGTCAATTACGGTTACTTCTACGCCAGGTGATACTAGAGCCATAGTGGGTTCCTTTTCAAGTTTCTAATATTTATAGATTATGGCTAAAATCACGCCGTTACGGTGCCCTTACAGTAAGGTCCGTACCATAAATATCACTATGAGACCTCTTTGTCCTGTATGTAATCAACGTCCTAGAGCTGTGAATTGTCATCGCAATGGCAAGACATATTATCGCAGCCGCTGTGAAAATTGCACAAAGAAAAACAAGAAAATAAAGCCACCAGTACCGAGGTGGCAGCTATCAGGGTACAAGAAAAAACCCACATGCGATCGCTGTGGGTTTAAAGCAAAACATCGTGACCAATTAATTGTTTATCACATCGACGGTGATCTAAATCATTGTGAGCTTAGGAACTTGCGCACCATCTGCCTTAACTGTGCTGTAGATGTACGGCGCACAGAAATTACTTGGAAAGCTGGGGACCTTGAACCCGATGCTTGAGTACTAATTGTTGTACCAGTTCTCTAGTATTGCGTTTGAGATCATCTAGGGTACCATTGTTGTCAATGACATAGTCAGCCATCCAAATTTCCAAGCTCATACTTGAACGGTCTTCCTGAGGCAAATGATCGCTGCGATCTACCCAGATAGCATAATCAAACACACCTGTATTTTTCATGGCATGAAATTCTGCCTTGTTTCGGAGCCCACAATAAATGTCGTTCTCAGCAAAAATTTCTCGTCCCAAACGAGCATAATCATTGCGACAATAGTTGTGGATCATGTCATACCATTCTGCTCTGTGGTTATGCCTGTCCTCAAAACACTGTGCATAGGTAGTGTATCCATACTTGTCTTTGAGGGCAGCATAGATAAAACGCTCGGCGCAGAAATCTGAGCTAGAACGGAAACTGTAACCAAATTCATCACGCAGAATGTCGCATACAGTGTCTTTGCCGTGGCGTGCATTGCCAATGATCAGTAGCTTGGGTAGGGTCATACAAGTTCTCGTACTTTTAGATATTCAAGAGCATCATGCAGAAGATCAATTTGTCTGCGACAATCTTCTAGCGCATGGTGGCTAGCAGGGTATTTTTGTAGGCTAGGTACTAGTCCGTAAATGGTACGGGTATCGCGGATTTTATAGTATTGCCAAGGCAGTGTCATGTTATAGCTTTTGTAAGCATGCTCTAGTATGTTGGCATCGTATGTGGGACCATTCATCCAAATACGATTACATTTCCAACACAGCTTGTGTAATTCTTCCAGTGCTTGTCGCAATGGAATCCGATCCTGCTCGTTAAACGCTTCTTCTCGTGCATGCTCGGGTTGGGTGGCCCACCAGGCCACAGTGCCATCCTCGATACGACGATTTTCCTGACTTTCTAACGTGATTCTGGCATAATATTTGTGCTCAAAGTAGCCGCGGGTCAACGGATCAAAAGTTTGAGCTGCTATGGTTAAAATAGTTGCGTCTGGTCCTGTTGCCAAACCCTCAATGTCAATCATTACGTCCATTCTGCATTGTAGCAGAATTACGTTTGTAGGTCAATGCTCATGGCCAGCTTGAACCAGTCAACTATGGCATTTCGAGTAGGATGATAGTTGTCCGATTCTAGTCGTTTGGCACGTTTGGCCCACTCATACGGAGCTTCAAATCGAGTAAATTTTTTCCAGTCAACTTCACTATACAACGGCGTATCTCGATACATTACCCCATGACTGTGTTCTTCAGTTTCTATCGGAATGCTTTTTTGTGTATCGTATATGAACCCCATTTGGTATGGAATTTTCTTTTTATCAAGTACAGCTTGTGTTGATAGTATACTCAACAAAGTGAGCTCGGTTAGGTATTTGCTGCCCGATGTTGTGCCTAAGTACTGTTCTTGAAAGAATCGTTTTATTGCAGTTGGGGTAGCACTTAGTTCACCCGGGCCAGAGCCCAACATGCCTCCGGAGTGGAACCAGACCATGCTGCCAACTTCGCATCTTGCAATCCAGGCATCGGGTTTATTTTCAGGATATGTTCGATTCAATTCTTCGCTAACAGGAAAGTCAAGTCGATTTATACCCGACCACAGTACTACAACTTGATCATAATTGCTTTGATTTACTTCATAGATTGTACGGGCTGCCAGGGCTTGATTGCCTGAACCTGGACTAGCTAGTACATTGTATTTTTGAGCATTTATGTGATAATCGTCGTCGTTGAGACGATATGTTAGGCGTGCCAAAAAGCTACAACCAACCAGCAGTGTTCGTGTCATTAGCCAATTACCCAAGTCAAGGGTTGGCTTCCGTCGATGTAGTTTTTAAGATCTTCTAACAGTTTGTCCATGGCTGCTTGTGCTTCCGATTTCATAGCAGCACCATTCAGACTTGTGCCGCCTTGAGGGCCTGCAATACTAGCAAACTTTTCACGAGCTTCGCCGATCATCATTTTACAGGCAGCAACCATGTAGTCTTTGATCCACTGTTGAATTTGATAGTCACTCAACAAGTTGATTTCGGGCTTGAGATTATAAGTCCAAATCAGCACAGCTTCGCCTGTGGCTTTGGGATCACGGATCAGTTGTAACTTCTTGGTCACAGGATTCCATGTATAGTTCATGTAGCCGCCGAACATGCGAGCAGCTAGTTCAACATATTGGCTGTAAAAATCATAGGTAGCAAGGCCGCCTGCTACGTTGAAGTTCATGAGATAAACGTTCAAACTGGCCTGGCTAAACGGATCAAAGTTTGACGCATACGGGCCTGTGGCATCGCCAAACGTTCTACGGAAAATTTGACGCACACTAATGACTTCTTGCGGCAGTTGATAGACGTTTTCGTCCTTGACTAAACGCATGAACAAGTAACTTTCCTCATAAGCATTGTTAGCACGTTGGCGATAGGTGCCAATTGTGCGCTGATATGCAGCCTCGTAATGCTCGGGGTCTAACTCAAGATCAATCATTTGAGCGCCCAGCTGAAGCTGAACGTACTCTACGAGATTTTGTTTGAGTGTGCTTAGTGTATCTTGCTGTTGCTCGGCCATTGGGGATCTCCGTCCCCTTTATTTACCAGGCCCTGAGCACTACAAGGTTCTCGCTACCGCGGCCGTTCCAGGCAGTTTCTGTGGCTTTGATATCCTTGAACGCTTTGCGAGCCGCAGGCTTGCCTGCTGTTTGAATAGCTTTGAGCTGTTCTGCGGGCTTGCGCAGTGTCTTTTGTACGGTTTCCACGGTGCTAAACCCAATTACTGAGTTGTTCTTGACTGTAAACACTTTGGCGTACTCGTCTGCTACAACGTGGATTAACTTGCGCTTTTTGGTATCATACAGCCATGCTTCTGATTTGTCCACCAGCTGTGCGGCAGGCAAGCTCTTGAGTTTGAGTTCAGCAAACTCTAGACAAATCTTGAACTTAGCAGCCTTTTTCTCCGGACTCACAGGCTTGACCTTGCGGGGCTTGCGCTCTACTTTCTTGATCTGAACATATGAGCCGCAGTCGCTCATCACCAGCTCGCAAAACTTTACACAGTTCTTGAGCTGAGTTTTGGTCATGTAGTCATAGGCCTTGGCAAGATCAGCATCTTTGCCATCAACTGCGGTTTCGAACTCCACAAGTTTCTTTGCCCATACATCTTTGATTTGACTGATCATTTGCGGGGCAATGTTCATGCTACGCATCAGACTCACTGGTTTGTAATCAGCGTTGAGTTTGGCGCCCGAGGTAATAAACTCGTCAAACAGTCCTTCTAACTCGCCCAGACACTCTGACACTTTTTCACGCAGGCGGTCTTGAATTGTAGTTTTGGGCACTTCGGGCTCAGTGTTTTCTACTTCGACCTTGGGCGCATCCTTGATTGCCAGCAGTTCAGCAATCATGTTATCCAGTTGAATCTGTTCGTGCTCATTGAGTTGCAGACCCATCATGCTCATGCGACACAGCCAGCCTGTGGTCAGACGCACTTGGCTGTCGCTGAGACTGCGAATCTTTTTAGCATCCCGAGCGCGATCGTGCTGTTCCAAATAAGCGGCAACAAAATCCTTGGCTTCTTTTTTGCTGTAGAAGTAGTTGTACCAGTTAAATGCACGAGTCAGCGTGGCAAAGCGATTTTCCGTGGGCTGTGTGCGCCACAGTGGCTCCTCGCCAACATATTTAGTATCAGGGCTACGGGGATTCAGCGGTTTAATACTTTTTGCTACAGCAACCATGGGGGCTCCTTGTGAATATTTTGTAATTATAGCACTTAGCCAATTTCAGGTCAAGTTGCCCATAAATAACTGACTATGCCCAGATTAAGTCTTTATCGTCCAAATCGTACCCGTGATTATCAGTTTTTGGATCGCACCATTCACGAAATGTACACAGTGGGTGGATTGGATATCTACGTTCACAAATATCTAGGGCCAGAAACCGGTGGCGAAGATTCGGCATTTTCGGGTAATGCAGATGCAACACAACCAGTTTATGATGATCTAAACCCTTTGAATATTCAGGACTTGCTGTTACTAGAAAACAGAGACAGAGTATATGCACCTGATGTTTATGTCATGCGCGGTGTTTATAATCAGCAAGATGTGGATTTTGATTTAACACAATTTGGATTATTTTTAAACAACGATACCTTGTTTATTACATTCCATTACAATGACATGATTGATGTATTGGGCAGAAAGTTAATGACCGGTGATGTAGTAGAATTACCTAATCTGCGTGATTTTCATCCATTAAATCCAAATCTACCACGAGCACTGCCCAAGTATTATGTAATTCAAGATGCTGCTTTTGCCAGCGAGGGTTTCAGTCAAACTTGGTTACCGCACTTGTGGCGTGTCAAAGCCACACCGCTGACCGATGCGCAAGAATACAATTCAATCACAGACAAGCCCATGGTACAAGAAAACATCTGGGACGATGGCAACTTTTACCCTACAGGCACTGTGGTCAACTACGGAGATGTTTACTATCAGGCTACACAAAATGTGCCTGCTGGCACGGACATAACCAATACTGACTTCTGGACTGAATATACTCCCGATACCATCAGCGACTTGCAAGGTACAAGACAAAAAGACTACGAAATCAACGACGCTATTCTTACACAAGCCGATATTGAAGTTCCTCTATCAGGATATGATCCTACTAAATTTTATATTGTCCCCACTCAACAAGGACAACCTGCCAACCCCGACGGACTAACTGCAGATGATACGCAGGTAACTGTAGACGGTACACAGGGAGGAATGGATGTTACTCCCAAGAGTGACGGTTATACTGTTGGTTATCTTACTGGAGATGGCATTGCACCCAATGGCTTGCCTGTAACACCCGGCGTTGCCTTCCCTGTTAATCCTGTGTCCGGTGATTACTGCCTACGACTGGATTACAAGCCCAATCGACTATTCCGTTATGACGGGGCACGTTGGATCAAGATTGAAGACAAAGTTCGTACAGATCTCAACAACGGACCCAGCAACGAAACTCTGCGCTCTAGTTTTGTTAACAACACAGCTACAGTTAACACTACAGACCGAGGCGCTATACCAAGTCGTCAGAGTCTCAGCGAACTACTCAAACCCAGGGCCGACAACGGCGGTTAAGGCAATTTTTCTACCTCGACGCATAAATAAAGGATGCACATTTACAAAATAACCAACACTGCCAACAACAAAATTTATATTGGTCAAACCGTTCAAAAAAATCCCAAAATGCGATGGTATGCCCACTTAGCCGATGCTCGTAGAGGTAAAAAAAGTTATCTCTACGATAGTATCAGAAAATACGGTAAGGAATGTTTTATGTGGGAAATCATTGACACTGCCGAGTCTTTGGAAGAGTTAAACAACAAAGAAGAATATTGGCTTAACTACTATAGAGGGCAAGGTTTTGTTGTGTACAACAACCGAGAAGCAGGCGGCAATAAAACACACAGCCCAGAAAGCATTGAAAAGATGCGGGCCGCGCAAAAATTACGACACGCCACTACAAAAGTAGGAGGGTGGAAAAGACGTGATGGTGGTGCCATGAAGGGCAAAACACACAACGATGAGACCAAAGAAAAAATGAGTCAAGCAAGATTAAAATACTACGGGAAGGTGATATAATATGCAGTCCTTCTTTTATGACGAACAAATACGTCGTTTCTTACTGCAATTTACAAGGATCTTTTCTGGATTCCAAATTGAGTATGGGCGCGAAGAAAACAGCGATGCAGCAGCACTGCTGAGAGTACCTATTCGATATGGCGATGCCAGTCGACAGGCACAGACTATTCTGCAAGAGAACTCAGCCAACAGCTTGCCGTCAACTCCGCTGATGACATTCTATATTGCTGCACTAAACTATGACAGACCTAGAATGCAAGAACCTTACTTTGTAAGCAAAGTAAATGTTCGTCAACGCACCTATGATACTGCAACCGAAACCTATGAAACCACCCAAGGCAATGCGTTTACTATTGAACGACTGATGCCTGTGCCATATGCACTTACATTGAACTTGGATATTTGGACTAGTAATACCAATCAAAAATTACAACTACTAGAACAAATTCTTACACTGTTTAACCCTAGCTTGGAAATTCAAAGCACTGACAACTACCTTGACTGGACTAGTTTGAGTGTGGTAGAACTGGAAAGTGTTAACTGGAGCAGCAGAACCATTCCTATGGGAACCGAGAATCCAATTGATATTGCTACACTGCGTTTTAACTTGCCAATTTGGATTAGCCCTCCTGCCAAGGTCAAGAAACTAGGCGTTGTAGAACGCATCATTGCTTCTATGTACGATGCGCAGGGCGATTTAGTCAATGCTGTGGTCAACAATGACTTGCTGTTGGGTACACGTCAAGTTATTACCCCTTACAACTATGCCACGGTGTTGATTGGCAACAAAATACAATGTTTACAACAACAATATCTTGCTCAAGAACCCGAAAATGACAGTTTGCAAGAAACTGTGATTGTACCCGATAGTAACTTGTTGTGGCCAGCAGTGGTCAACATGTATGGTACTTTGCGACCAGGTATCAGCCAAATAAGATTCGAACAGCCCGACGGATCTGAAGTTGTGGGCACTATTGCTGTAGATCCCAATGACGCTAGATTTTTGTTGTTCACTGTAGACGAAGATACTGTACCACAAAACACATTGGCACCCATTGATGCTATTATCAATCCGCAAGCATCTGGGCCCAGAACCGAAGATTCAGCCATAGTTGGTGTGCGTTACTTGTTAACTGAATCAACTGGCAGCGGCCAAAACACAGGCTCTGCAGAAGCATGGATCGGCGAAAATGGTCGTCCATTGATTGCTCAAGCCAACGATATTATTGAGTACACTGCCGCCGGATATTGGCGTGTGGTGTTTATTGCTGCCGTACAAACTGCAACACAATATGTAACCAACATAACTACTGGTACACAATACTATTGGACAGGTGACGAATGGATCAAGAGCTATCAGGGAGTGTACCCCGG